AACCCTGGTAGAGTTGGCGTCCCTGCTATACCTGCGGTTCGAGCCGCTCCCATTTGTTGTTCCCACGGGGTTCCCTGTGCAAACTGTCCTTCTATGGCTGATAAGCCGACCTCTTCCTGTGGAGAAAATTCAGCTATACGCTGTCCCCCATAGGGCATATAAGGCATTAAACTTTCACGCTCACCACGAGCAAACTGTCTCGTTACATACGGTTCAGCGTATTCGGGTAATGCGGTTTGTGTTACCTTAGATTCCGTGTACTGCGGAGCACTACTAGATTTTCCTTTTCCCATGACTAAAACCTCTTTTCATAAATTACAAAACTTCTATCCCAAGCATCTTGCTTGAGATACTTCCATAAACCAAGCCTGCCAGTAGCTTCAATACCATCTGCTCCACACTCTCTGGCAAAACTTTCCAATCGTGACATCGCCACGAAAGCCCACTCATCTAACCCTTTACCACCCATAAAATGAATGGAAAGAATTCTGGACTGTGGATAGTCCACAAATTCTGTTACTAAAGCCCCTATCGGCTTCTTATCGTTTCCTAAAAACATGAACCAAAGCTGATCCTGTCCTGATGCTACTTGCATCCGCACGGATTGCGAAGACCATCTACCATTAGAACGCTCTATGGCTTTCTCCAATAATGGTTTAGCCTCTACCCATGCCTTATCTACGAACTCCACTGGAATCAAAGAACACTGATACTCAGTCTCTTCGTATCTTATCGGAGTTACTTTAGGCTCATTCATGCTGGTAATATACCACCTTTATTAAGCGGTCTGGGCTGCTCGGTTGTACCTGTTCTGGTTTGACGCACTCTGTCCATCATTTCATAAAGACTAGCTGAACCCGCATCACTGCTACCGTCTCCTATACCTGAGACCACATCGGCTGGTACGATGAACTCACCTGGGGAAACTGCTATCTTTTCCTGACCTGCTACCACCCCTGGTATTTCATCGGACATACCTGTACCTTCGCCTTGAATCATGCCTTCAGTAGTAGCTTCTGGATTCTGTGCGGCTGTCTGTAATACTCTTTCCCTGAAAGCAATCCACGCATCCAGACCAAACCTTTCTATAAAGGCTTTTTGTACGTCATCTGGGCTTGGGTGTTTGCCTTGAATAGCAAGAACTGCCATTTGAATAAGCTGCTCATCACCTTCTGAAGTTACTTCTGTAGTTTCTTCAACAACTTCAGTCTGTGCTGGAGGAGCGGTAACTGTTTCCTGTTCAGTCATTATCTCACCAAATGCTTGATAAGGAGTTCTCCCTCCTTTCGCCATTGGTATTGGTATGCCTTGACGAGACTCATATACATCTCTGTCACTAGGCATATATCCTGGTATTCCCATAGCAGCGTTATACGCTATGTTAGCTATATCATTGGTACTCTGAAACGGCATATCAGATGCTTCAAAAGGTAAGCTGTATTGGTCAAAAATATTTGACCAGTCATAGTTTGTTGGATTAAATGCTCCACCTTGTTCTCCTGGTAGCCCTTGAAGACCTAATAACCCTTGAAGACCTTGAAGACCTTGATAGCCTTGAGGTCCTTGAGGTCCTTGAGGTCCTTGAGGTCCTTGAGGACCTACGCCCCCTCCGAATTGATCAAATATATTTGACCAATCATAATCTGATGGATCAAAGGTTTCTGGAGTTTCGTATACTTCTTGTTGAGGACCATATGCCGAGAATATATCTGACCAGTCATAACCTGTTGGATCAAACAAAGAACCTAGTCCTTGAGGTCCTTGAGGTCCTTGAGGACCTTGACCTCCGCCATATGCTGAAAATATATCTGACCAATCATAATCTGATGGATCAAATGGAGAATATCCTCCTGGTGGGATAACTCCTGGAGGGGTAACTCCTGGTGGAGTTACTATAGGAGGCGTAACTACAGGAGGAGTAACTATTGGTGGTGTTCCTGGTGGAGCTCCTGGTGGTATTGCTGGGTCTGTAGGATAATAAATCGGTGTTTCATCATCGGTATAGGGTGGAGTAACGTCTTCTTGAACTCCTCCCTCTATAGGTGGAAATTCGTAACCTTCAGGTAAGCTAAACAAAGATTCATAAGCACTATAAGGAACACCTGACCATCCCTGTCCCGCTAGACTTCCTATTCCTCCCATTACATTACCCGTATAAGGAGTTTGTCCTGTCTGTCCGTATGCACTGACAGGCACGTTAGAATAAGGAAAGTAATTCCATTCTGCATCGAATCCTGGTCTATATCCTTCTGGAGAAGGTAGTGCTCCGTAAGACCTCATACCTGGTTGGGGGGGAATAGCTAAACCACCCCCACCACCAATACCATAGTAATCTCTAATATTATCAGCATAATCATCGGGAACTTCGCCAGCTTCAAGATAACCAGTCCTGCCGCCAATTGCCATGCCTGTAGCCATGCCTTGTGCGAGAGGAGGTATCTTGCCACCGCCAGCCTTAGTAATTCCAGGTCCCCATCCGCCGCCACCGCCACCTATGCCGTCAATTGGACCAATAGGAAAACCTGGTGGAAGACTGGGTGGAGTATAACCTGGTGGAGTATAACCTGGTGGGGTTACTGGCGGAGTATAACCTGGTGGCATTATAGGGCTGGGAATTGGAAAGGGTCGAGCAGGGTTTCTATAAGAACGCTCTGCTGCAAAAGACATACCAGGCATCCAGCTTCTGTATTCTGGTGTTACTCCAGTGGGAGAAATCCAGCCGAATGCTGGCATTTGTGGTCTCTGAGGTGGTCTAAATGGGGGTCTGAATGGTGGTGGGAATGGTGGTCTCGGAGAAGGAACTCTATCCCAAGGCATTCTTGGTGGTTGTGGTAGCCAGTCTAATTCACTGCCTCCTCTTCCGCCCTGATTAGGTAGCTCTGCACCTGGATATCTTGGAAAAAATGGAGCTAATCCTGGGTTATAAAAAGGATCACTAGGTGGAGTTTCTACTGCACCCGTATAAGGAGTTAAGCCATAATAATCTGCATATTCTCCAGGGAGGAATCGTTCTCCTGTTTCGGGGTTATAAGTAGGTTGTTCTTCGCTTCCATATTTACCCGCCCACGGCGAAATCTGTGGCATGGAGTTAGCTAAAAAAGCATCCCAAGCACCTGGTTCTTGATTGTTGGATAGATTACCAAAAAAATTTCCACGGATATCTCCACCAGTAGGTCGTCCTTGTGATCTTTGTCCTCTTCTAAATCCCATTATCCTCTCCCCATTACTAAGTTTTCATTATACGGTGGCATATTAATAGCAGGTCGGTCTGCATAAGACGTAGTGTATCCGCCTAATGGTTGTGGAATCTGACCTAATGAGCCAAGTCCACCACCAAAAAAGCCCATACGACCACCACCACTAACTGGTCTGGGCGGTACGCCTAATATCCTACCCCACTGGGAACCGTAAGGTACCTGTTCTGGATTCTCTGCAAAGGTTTTTGCTCTTCTCCTCTTTCTGTCTTCTTGATATTCACGCATTAACCTTTCAAAATCTTCCTGAGACTTAATCATGCTTAAACCACCACCGCCAATAGCGGCTGGTAAAAATACATCAGGTCTCGTAGCTGCTCCGTATAAGTTTTTAAGACTGAAACCTTCTTTTGCATCTGCAAATGTAGGACCTATAGCTTCACCGTATTTATCTACAGCTCCTAGACCACCAGAAGTAAAAGCGTCTATTGCTGATTTATTTCCTGATGTAATAGCTTTACTCAACACACCTTTATCTAAATTGGTTAGTTTCGATAGCTCACCTATATTCCCCTGTAATCCACCTAGAGTACCTGACTTAGCGATTATATCGTGAACACCTTGTGAAAGTTCATTCCCTGCTGCCGTAAAACTTCCTGTCCCTACAGGACCTTGTGTTAAATCTACACCTGCCCCTTGAATAGTATCTACTAAGTTTTGTGAAGCTCCTTCTAATCCTACCTCAGTAGCAGCTTCTGAACCACCACCTAAAGCTCCGCCTAACTTACCTAAAGCAGCACTTCCCAAGCCTGTTAAAATTGCTTCTTTAGCACTATCTCCCTGTAACAGAGAGCCAACTCCTGAGAGTATTCCTGAGCCTAATGCTCCCGTTAGCCAAGGGGCAACACCCCCAAATACTCCCATACTTCCCAGAAGTGCTCCTATTAGGGGTAGGAACGCTTCTGGTTGTCCTGTTTGTGGGTTGGTTGTAATAGGCATTCCTAATGACTTTAATCCCTGCACTTCCGCAGGGTTGACGTGCATCAGCATGGTATCGCCATAGCGACCCGCCTTAGCTACATCCTGTGCTTGTCCTGATAATCCGCCTTTGTTCATATTAGTCCTCACTTTCTCAAGATATTCTATAATTTCCTTGTCTTTTTCCCTGTCGCCCTTAGTTTCTTCTGACTCTTCAACTTCAACTTTAGAGTAATCTACTTCTTCTTCTGGCATATTTTCAAAATGGCGTTTTATGTCCCACCACCTACGCAATCTATCTAAAAGATTAATATTGCCAGAGTCTTCTTCTTTAACCTCTACCTTTTCTTCTACCTCAACTTCTCCCTTATTTTGATATGGACTTCTTCCTTCTACTACTCCTCCAATTTTCTTAAATTGTTCAGCGTATTCTGGACCCATAATTGAATTTAATAATTCTATAAATCTAGGATCGTATTTATATCTTGGTAACTCAAATGTAGGGTCGCCATATACGGGGTGCTCTCTATAATATTTATCTTTTTCAGGATCATAAGTTGTTCCTTCTGGACCTCGATAACCTGTTAAAATATCATGCTCGACTCCATATTCAGATTTTCTAGTATCTCCCAACTCTCTTTTGCCTTTCAAAACGACATCATCCCCAATATAATTTTGAGCAATTAAATCACCCGCTAGAACTTGTTGTATTTTTTGCTGAATATCTCCTGGTTCAGATGGAAATATAGTTTCATAGGTTGGACTTTTCTCAAAATATTCTCTGTCATGTCCTGTTATCGGAGCACCAGCATCAGCAGGAGATAATTCAGGAGAGAATCCATATTGTGCTTGCAAACTTGCCAAGCCTTGTCGTGACTCTGGTCCACCATATAGCATATCACGATAATTTTCAGGTCTAGGCAACTCACCTTGAGTTAATAAATCTAGTACAGGTCCAGCAAAAGGACCATAATCAGACTCAAAGGCAGCCTTTTGGCTTTCTTCTCTACCGCTATAAGGATTAAACATTCGATTAGATATTCTGTTAGGATCAGCAAATAAAGCTCTCGATCTGGATTTAAGGTTTTCTTCTTGCAAGTTTCTTATAGAAGCACCTCGAATAGAATCTAACTCACTTTTTTCTATATCTCCAGCTTCAAACTTAATCCGTGCATCTTTTAATTTTTTTATATTTTTCTTTGTTTCATCAGAGTAATCTGATTCTTCTTTGCCTGCTATTCCTGCCCTATTGCTAAAATTTACATAGGCTTCTGATATTAATTTTCTGTCATCAAGACCAAGACCATAAAAATTATTCCGTATGATTCTATTATTAACTATATCCTCGCCAAACATTATGACTTCTTTAATAAGAGGGTTATCTTCATTCTGATAGGTTTTAGCCTTATCTTTTTTACTATGTTTTAGCCACTGTCTATTTCCACCTTTCAAGATATAGTCTGCAAACTCTTCTATGTGCCCAGGTTTTAATTCTTCTCTAATTCTTCTATCTTTTATATCAGGATCACGCCAAGGGCTTGACTCACTGAATGGGTTAATCACAGCACTGGTCGCATCAATAAACATTTGTGGATTGATGTCCCACAACCCTGTGCTTTTTGCAGGAGTAAATCTTGATATTTCTCTATTTTCTTTAGCCATTTGCACTCGCCTTTGTTTCTACTCCAAATAAATTAAAACTCATATCCACTGCACTTGCATAAACTTTCAACACATCTGTCTGGTTTAAAGTCATACCAATCACCGCAATCAATACATCCGTAGCCGCTACCGACTTATCGTAATAGATGTACTGTTTATCGTCTGCACTTGCTCCAGCTACATGAACGCTTAGTCTAAACGTAATAGCTGAACCCGTTCTGTTGCAAGCCACAAAGGAACTGACCGTAGTCATCACCTCAGACGGAACTGTGTATAAGGTCGTGGTTGTGGTTGCAGCAGGGTCTAGCTGACCCAAAACTTTAATAACATCAGACACTACTGGCTCCCATGAGTAAGAATTGGTGTCGCCTAAGAGCTAATGTCGAGTCTTTTGTTCTTAAATTTTCTATCTCGGTTATATCAGAATCTATATTTACCACTACAGTTTCCACTTGAGACCTGAATAAAGTTTCCTGTTGAGAATCATATTCTTGTGCAGCCAATAATAGTGGTTGGGAATTTCTTGGCATTATCTTCTCCCGTCTGGTCTAAGTTCTAAACGTAAATCACCCAATCTCCAAGTCATACCAGTGGTAGAACTTTCTATTCTAATAGCTGCCTGTCTCGCCCTACCTCTTATTTCAGATTGAGTAGTAGTTGTTTCTATAGTGGACGTAGATAAAGTCGAAGCTGTTTCCAAAGGATAATTTTTCCCTTTCATCGTCATTGTTACCGTAGTGTTAGAGGTTGGAGAACCAGTTGCAGTTGTAAACTTAACGTCAGGAATAATTCGTGACAATAAAACAAAATGCTCGCCGTCCTGTAAATCAAAATCTCCTGACTCTATGTACGCTGTCATCGCCGACTCGTCATCGTTATAACCAGTTTCATGCTGATAAATATAATTGGAACTATCGGCAGTTCCTGCGGCTAAAGGTTTTTCTCTGGTCGGAGCAGGTGTCCATGCTGTTCTAACTAGCGTTCCGATTGACCACAAATTTTCTTTATAATTAAATATAACGTATCTATCTACTTCAGTAGCACTACTGGAAGGATAAAACCACATGATCTCGGAGAAATCAGGATTTGAAGCTGCAAATACTTTATATGCCTGTCCTAAGTTTATGTCGGTAGTAATGTAATCCAAAACCGAACAAGGCAAAGGTCTAACCGCTCCGTCATACATATAAAAGTTTCCACGATCCATCCAAAATACAGTGCTGGCTGCAACGGCTGCCGCTTTCGGACTAATAATGGAAGGTCCTTCCATTAATTGTCTAAATTGAAAGGTGAAAGGTCCACCAATAAAACGCATGGAATGAACGCCTGCGTCTGTCCAAATCAATATCTCTTGCCTCGTCTTTAAGGCTCCGACAATATAAGACCCAGAACTAACCCTTTGACCGCCTGCACTATTAGTCGAACTAGGAGTCCAATTTCCTGCATCTTCAGCGTCTGACCAACGCACTAGCAATTCATCTAACACACTGGTTGCACTAATAGAATTAGACCCAAAAGCAATAATATGCCTATCTACTTCAGAAACCATAATCTGATTAACCAGAAGTGGTACATCAGAAGCGGTACTCAAAGCAGTAAAATTAATGGCTCTGGTTGATACTCCTCCTGAAGTGTCCCAATAATAAATTCCACCCCCTCTAGGATTACCAATTAAATCTTCTCCGAAATTATCCTGTGACCACAATCTTAAATTTTCAGCATTAGAGTCTGCACTGCCCCATGTTCCCCTACCCCAAGTACCACTACCCCAACCAGTAGAAGAAACGTAAGTATCTAAGCCTGTATTTATTTGATACACACCAACCACACTACTGCCACCATTACCACTATCGCTGCTATTAGCTGTAACCGTATCGCCCGATGTATCTTTAGCTGTTATCGTGTAAGCATTAGCATTAGTAACTAAATCAATCTGATATTCTTGTTCTAAAACAGCTTCGGTAATATTCCCTCCTGAACCTAACCCATCGCTGTCTACTCCGCTAAAAGTAACAAAATCTCCTGTTACTGCTCCGTGACTACTGTCTGTAATGGTTACTGTGGACTCACCATCAGTAGCCGCAAAAGTTACATCGCCTGGGGAAGTAGTGGCTCTGATCGGGGTAACATCATTGTAGGCACCCCCTTCTTCCACATACCACTTTAAATTGGTTCCTATGCCCATGAAATCCGTGCCGCCTAGATCATCCCATTGGTGTAGGCTTCTTGCAGTACCGAGATAAGTGCCTGATGAATATTTTTCCCAACCACCTATTTTCTCTGGATAGCCAGAACGAAACCGCATCTTGTCTGAATCAAACCAAGAGCCTTCGGCGGTGTACTCAGTACCCTCCTTGTTGATTCCTGGTGCAAATCTAAACTTGGCTAATGGCATTACTTCTTCCTTCTCTTTGTTTTTTTCTTTCTATTTGAACTCTTGGGAACAATTCTTAAATTTTTTGGTGAATTGTTGCGTGGATTACCGTCCCTATGGTCAACGTCCCTGCCGTCTCCTTTTCTTATTCTCTTCTTACGTTTCATTAAACGGTTGGCTTTATTGCGTCCCGCTCTGTTCTTTTTTTGTGTCTTTTTACTATGATACTTTTTGTACTCAGAACGATAATTTCTAGCCTTCTTGCTCTTACTAACCTTCTTAGTCATAGTTAACCCGCCAACATCCTGTTTTTAAGTCTTTCTGCTCTATCTCCTACTTGCGTAGCCCACTTTGAGTCCATCATTTCTTCAGCAGCACGTTCCCAATCGGAAACCTGCACAGCCTGAATAAAGTTTTTAAACTTACTAAGACGAGGATGACCTAAATTGAAACACATATTTGCTATTACTCGCTGACGATTATCACTTAGATTCCTCCACCAAGGCTCTTTCATGTCCAATTCTTCACAAACAATTTCTATGTCATTATCTAAACATTCTCTAATTCTTTGCTCAGAAATAGGAGTACCTACTGGTTTCCCATGCTCTTCATCTTTTTCAGTTATTAAGTGCCCTACTCCTAAAGTCGGATAACCCAGATGATCTAAATAGATTTCATATTCAAATCCTTCATCAGCGATAAGCTCTTTCATTAACTGGTCTTTATCCATCGTCTTCTTCCTCGTCATCAAGACTTCTGTAATACTCAACAATCGCCAAAATATCTCTCGTATAACGCTTAATTTCTGCCATATTATTACTAATATTTTCATAGTCTTTGGTGGTCAGTGCGTAATAGGCTTGTTTGGGTGCCTTTCCTTCTTCAATCAGTTGCAGGTATTCTCTCATTATATCGGGGGTCAATATCTCCCAATCAAAATTAACCATCTGCATTTCCATAGGTAGCGGTGGATGAAACATAGGCGGTCTTTCTTCTATATTTACTACTTCTACGGGTTTAGTTTTAGCTCCTCCAAACTGAAACATAGAACAGCCACTTAAAGTTAGTAGAGTAAAAGATATAAATAGAATTCTAATTACTTTCATTTACTTACTTACGTTTTCGCCATCTTTTTTTTTACCCTTACCTTCAGGTTCTTCAGGTTTCTTATCAAATTGACTAGGGTCTGTAAGTTCTATTAGACCATCGAAAACACGCTTAGTCGCTTTATTAACTTTACCTTCCAGTAATTTAGGCTTTGCCATAGCAAGTGCATCTAAATCATGTCGAGCAAACGTCTGCTTGAGGGCGTTAACCTCACGCATATTGTCTTGATTCTTCTTAGTCAGACTATCTATTTGGGCGTAGGTCTTTTGTTGTTGTGCTAAATTCTTTTTAATCTGCTCATTCTGTTTAGTAATCTCACTCTCAAGCACAATAGCATTACCTTTTAAGATAGCAATTTCATCATTTAGACTACCGATCCAAACATAAGAGCCACTGGCTACCAGTAATAATGCTATACCTAAACCTATTGATAATTTCATTTATGCTCCTTAAAACCTTCCCCTGCCAATTTAGAGCAGGAGCAGACTGACTCCAGACCAACAGGGGTCGGCTAGTTTGCTAATGGATTCTTGTTTTCTTCTAATTTCCCAATATCTATAATAATTCTTTCTACATCATTTGTTAGACTAGCGATTGATGCTTTCATATCAGAAATTTTATCGCTGTTATCAGGTATTTTTATACTGTCTATTTGTTTTTCTAAGTATTCAACAGAAGTTTCTATACCAGCAAATCTCTCTTCAATAACTTGTTGGGCATCTTCTGTTTCACCTAACCCACCTATTTTCCTTTCTAAGTTCTCAAGCCTATTAACGTAACCTGCTCCTGCATAACCAAATCCTGCTAATGTACTTACAATAGTAACAAGGGCTATTACTTGCCCACCTTTTGATTTAAACCATTCCATATTCTTCTCCTATAAGTTGGGTTGTTGATTAATTAAGCTTTGCATAGTATTAATACTTGTTCTAGCCAACCCATAAAATGCTTCTATATTATCCGAGATATAAGCATCTCCATATATTACTTTGGATTCATACCACGTTTCCTGTTGTGGAATCTGTGCTTCCCTATAAGCATCAAAGCCTGGTACATACCCCAAAAACGCTACTAACGTGGATTCATCGCCGTATTTTCCTGTTTCTTCTTGTGTAGCTTGTCCTTCTTCTTGTTGTTCCTTAATGTTCTGGGCAATAATCTTATCTGCTATTTGATCTGCTTCACTAGCCGTCATCATACCTCCAATAGCAGTATCTATTTCGCCTTGCATATCGGTTACTTGCACATCTGCCATTACTATTTGTGGAGTTGAATCAAACGTAGGCATTGGCGTTATCACTGTGGTTACATTACTAACCGTTTGTGTGCTTCCCCCCATTCCGCTAGTTGAACCCATGTCCTGATTCAAACTTAGTACGGTGTTGGTCTGTACTTGGGCGGTTTGTATCTGATCCGAAATACTGGGAGAACTACTGGTAGAAAACCCACCACCAGATGCTGAACTAGCTACTGCTGTAGTAGTAGTGTTGCCCACTGAACCAGTTGTACCTGAAGAACCACCATAACCAGAGGTACTACCCCCTGAACTTGCAGAACCCCAGCCACCTGTGCGGGCTGTTGTACCTGCTGTAGTCCCTGAAACGCTATTAGAAGCTGCCTGTATGGTACTAGCAACTACGTTTAATTGAGTCGCAGTAATTCCTCCTTTCTTTTCTTCTTCCTCTTCTTCAGCTACTAAAGCTTCTCTTTCTTCTAAGATTTCTTCTGCTGCTTCCGCTATTCTTTCTTCTTCTATTGCTTCAAAGATTTCCTCTACTACTTCTTCTATAATTTCTTCTTCCGCCAAAAGTTCTTCCCTAAATTCTTCTTCTGCTTCTGCCAATTCTTCTTCATACCATTCATCCAGTTCTTCAATGGTTTCAAATTCTATATAGGCATCTACTTCTTCGTAGTTTGCTATTAAAACTGTTTCATAGAAAATGAAATCATCTAATAATTCTTCACTCGTATTAAAAGGTAAAGGATCGTGTTCAAACTCATCATAAGAAACTAGATAAATTTCTTCGGTGTATTCATAAGTTTCTACAAACACATCATAGGCATCCATCTGCTGATCTAAGTCATCCCAAGTCTCCAAGGGAGTGTCGTCCCAAACAATGTATCCCCCACTGTCAAATGACACCTCATTACCGTACCATTCATCAACTTGCTCCTGACCAAATTCCATAATGTCTATTTCATACCATTCAGCATCAGTGAAATACATATCTGCGTAGGGATCATCGTCAACCCAAATATCCTCTACATAGCCGTAATCAGTTGTGTCCTCTATATAATAAGTAACTACTGTATCCTGAACATAGCCATTACAAGTCGGAGAATACTGAGCATCTTCATCACATTGTTGAATACGATAAGCCGTAGCATAATTCGGACAGGCAGTATCGTATAAATCATTTAACCCACATTGTTGCGTTAAGTAGGCTTCTGCATAACCAGTGCAACTGGAATCATACAACGCACTTAAACCGCATTGTTGCGTTAAGTAGGCTGCGGCATAACCAGTACAATCTTCATCGTATAAGGCACTGAGATCACACTGTTGATTGAAATAAGCTACGGCATAGCCAGAACAATTGACCGAAGTTAAAGGGACTGTTGCACACAGCGATTGATTGGTGCCATCGCCATACAAAGAACCGCCATCTTCCAATAAAGTATTCACCGCATTACTGCTGGAGTTCCAGTCGTAACTAACACAAGTTCCAGCTATGTTAGTCGTTCCTGTATTACATTCATCAAAGAAGTGGTAAGTATAAATCTGTGAGGTACTTCCTTGTTCCCCTATCAAGACATCATGAGAGATAATGTCTAATTCACCATAGCGAAACTCATAAGTGTCGTTGGGGTACAACCATACTTCTATGCTGTTATCGGAATTAGCCCGATTGTATTCCCTCATGTTATACCAGCCAAAAATAGTGTAGTCGTCAAAGGCTTTAGCTTTCATAGCCGAACCGCCATCTTTTATCAGGTCAGTCCAGAAGGGGAATAAGGTGTTAGTGTATTGAGGGAGGGGATCAGGGGTGTAATCCCCACAATAGCTACCTGTTAAATTAAAGTGCAGACAACCATTGGTAGCCATTCTCGCTTGGGTATAGTCATTACCATAAAAGGTAAAGGTAAAACCTAAATCAAAGGCTGGTGATACTGAATCATCATTTGAACCTAGTCCTGTAGAGCCTGATGGATTGGTTTGTAAATCGTATAAGTCTTGGTTGGCTTCATAAATGTAGTCAGCTTTAAGTTGATTAACACCTAACGCAAAAATACCAGCTAAAATTAAACTAGCTACTTTAGTTCGTTGCGTTTTTATTCCATTCATTTACGCAATCCCACCTACTTCTTTTAAGACCATCTAAGTCTCCTTGAACGTGCTTAGTGTCCTTACATTTTTTTACAAATTGCTTCCTTTTCATATCGTAATCAGGTCTGTCAGTTCTGTTTTCTTTCCAACCTGCTGATGCTTCCTTGCCAATCTTGCCCATATAAGGACAAGGCGTACCTGCCATTTCCATAGCCTGAAACACTCTTTCATCTTGGCAAAGAATTGATACCGCAGCTACTTTCATTCCCATATCGTAGATGTACTTACTCAGCTTTAACCTTTCACAGTTCTCATCCCTTATGGTTCTACCGCCAGAGATACCAAAAACCTGCCCTTGAAACGCACCTGACCTTCCAGTCGTACATAAGTCTTGTGAATAAGACATGATACTAGGAGCAATAGCAGATGCAGGAGGAGCCTTAGTTTCTATCTCCTGTTTAATTGTTTGCGTGGTGTTGGATTCGTTAATATTTCTGTTGGTATTATCAGACTTACTGTTATTTTCATTCCTATTCGTGTTATCAGTTTTTACATTAGAGTCAGATGTAGATTGATTCACATTGGTATTGGTATTGGTGTTATCTGAGGTACTGGTACTGGTATTGTTGTTCGTATTGTTATTCGTATTAACATTGGTATTACTGCTGGTACTGTTGTTCGTATTATTTGTTGTACTCGTATTGTTTGAATTAACTGTACTGTTGACTGTGCTGTTATTAGTGGATGTATTTACATTCGTATTGGTATTACTGGCTGTTGACGTATTTACATTCGTATTATTAGCAGTCGTTATATTGTTGTTCGTATTGGTTGCGGTACTGGTATTTACGTTGGTGTTATTGCTCGTATTGCTATTGACGTTGGTATTGGCATTCGTATTCGTTGCTGTCGTTGTCGTTGTATTCGTGTTGACATTGGTGTTGGCATTCGTGTTATCTGCTGTGCTGGTAGTCGTTGTCGTATTTGTGTTCGTGTTCGTATTGGTATTTGTGTTGACGTTGGTGTTATTTGTGGTCGTATTGTTAGTTGTGTCTAACGAATTTTGCTCACAAAACTCAGTACCAGCAGTACAGTCTGGGTTTTCAGGTTCGTTCTCTGCTGCTCGCAAAGAAACAGAGCCAAGAAGCCCTATACATATCCATATTACTGTAAAAAGCAATAACTTTGCTTTCATTTCTCCTCACCTTCTGCTCCTAAATTAAACTTATTAAAACACTAATTAATATCCAGCCAAGTAGTACATACACTACAAGGTTATCTGGTGTCATTTTTTACTTGGCTTATCTTTTGCTTTACCAATATTTAAAGCACATACATCAATGATCTTGTATAGTTTTCCTATCCATTTATCATCTTTTGGTGTAGGTGTAACAGCAGCTATTGCTGACGCAATAAATACTATTGCACTTATTATTAATGCAATCATTATTAACATAATTTTCCCCTATGGTTTAAAGACTCCCTGCTCAATAAGTCTTTCTCTATTTTTTAAATGAAGCTCTGCCACTTCCTTTTTATTCTGGGCTGAGTATGGAACGGCATGGTAACACTCGATCATGTCCTCATTTACATTCACATCATTAACCCAAATTTCTGCTATAGCCCTGCCAAATTTTCCTTTTGATTTTTTAAAAGTCTTAATGACTATTTTCTTTTTTTCTTGTACCTGTTCTTGGCTTAACCAATTCTCTAAGAATTTCTTTGCAAGTTTCCCCCTCGCCTTTTCATCCAAATCTCTTGTACGGCTTTCAGGGGTATCAATGCCAGCCAACCTAACACGAACAGCATGAAGGACGTTGAAGCCAAGATTAAGAACAATATCCACAGTGTCACCATCAACAACCTTTTTAATTTCCTGACACTTATATTCATACATTACTTCTTCTCTTCCCCCTTAAAACTCTTTGATGATCCACTAGTTCCTGCGTAAAGTCCAAACCAGGCAGCTCCTGCACCTACTACTATAGATATTAAACCTGACTGCTCAAAGCTGGGTTCGGGCAATTCCATGAACCACATCACTGTGTAATAAAGTAAAAAGATATAGACTGTTAAAAAGGCTCTAGGAAATATCCGCCAGCTATCTACAGCTTGGGCTAAGAATATCCACTTCTGATGTGGGTTTTTCATACCCTCATCTTCCAGTTCCCTAATTCTGTCTTTTAATGTAGATTTTTCCTGCAATAACTCCATGAACTTATTGAGATCGATCTCAACCTCGTTGCGGTCCATGTCTCCACCAAATCTTCCTGATTGGTCTCTGTCGCTCATCTCACAAATTCCAAATAGGCAGTTAATCCCAATAACATTGTATATAAGCCAAATATCAACTTATCTATTTTATCAAAACGCTTACTACCTGCTTCTAGTCTTTTTTCTATGTTCTCATAGCGTACCGCACAAATGTCTTCATGTGCCTTTAATTTGACATCTAAATTATCAACTGTTTGACTCATCTATTTTTCTGCCTTCTCCGCCATTTCATTAGCTTCTTCCATCGGTGTTTTATCCTTACCATTTTCTTTAGGTTCTTCTTCCACTACCACTTCTAATGAACTTTGGTACAAAGTTAAAGCCGTTACTCTAATATCCATTTGATACTGTAAGGAAGCCATCTGTTCCTGAACTCCCTCAATTTCTTTTTTTAAGTTATCTACATAGGCTAGTTTAGTGGTTATTAAAGGGTCTACAGCCACTTCCGTTGTTTCTACTGGGTCTACTATTACTTCTTCTTTCATTGTTTTTCCTGTATGTCCCAGCAATTCAAATTCGCTGCGACTGTTCTTCTCTCACCCTCTCCGAAGAAAGGATATACCATGTGCTGTAAGCCTGATGGGAACATATACTGTACCCCTATTTCTGGCTTAACCACTGCACTTTGTGGGGGGAATAATCGGTCTGAATCTATTATACTGTTTCTGCCGTAGCTAAAGGCTAAACAGCCGTCACTGTGTCCTGAGTCATTGTATAAGCTGTACTCAGGCGTTCCCGATGTCGGCTGGTCCAATACCTGTTGCGGTACTTTGGTCCAAGTGGTTGTCGAAATACCCATAATGGTTTTAGTCCCGTGATCGTGTATCGGGTTGTAATCCCCCTCAAAACTATGCACTGACCAGAGTTCGTCTAAGGCTATCTGTTTATTGTGCTTAAACATAATCCCTGTGGACTGGCTAAAGTGATTGATATAGGTGGCTCCCAAATCACACAGATACGCCACATACGGCTGAATACGTTCATCGTCAGTCGGAGGAATGTTTAGCTGTTCGCCTTGGTGGATTTGTCCCACTAGGGTTTTCGCCAGCGATTCCCTGTCCTCATCTTCCCGTAATTCATCCAGATAGTCGTTCAAGCCGTCTACCATTTTTTCAGGTATTTCTGCCTTTAACATAAACAAAGCTGGCATCGTATAGATGTCAACGCTACCTTGACCTTCTGCCCTTGCGTAAGCCATGCTTAACTAGGGATAACGTAACTTGGGTCTGGTACTGGATCGTCAGGGGGATTGGTAATTACGCTGTCGTACTGACTCGCAAATACGTTATCCCACTGTGAAGTCGGGCATAAAGCCGTTATCTCTACCAATGTCCAACTGCCTTTCGCTTTGGGCGTGAAGTTATTTACAGTGTTGCCATCTGCATCCACATAACTCGCAGGGACTGTCACATAAAAGCTAGACTCGTAGTAAGTCGAGGGACTTGCACTTTTACTGCCTTGGTTATAGGTCATGCCTAAATCCCACTGTTGTACCTTACTACTTTTGTTGTAGGGTATTGCGGTGGTTAGGGTTTTAGTTACTGCCATTTTTTACTCCTTATTATTAAGTTGTTTTTCTAATACTTCGACTTTTGTCGAGAGTTCTTGTATTGCTTTGGTTAGCATGGGAACTAATGCTCCTTCACCTATTCTTTGTCTACCATCAAAATCATCTTCTTTCCACATATCAAAGCCTTCTTTTATTTCTGGATGATTGTCTATAACTTCTTTGACTTCTTGTGCTATGAAACCATGATTATATTTTCCATTCATGGTTCTTTCTTCGGAATCAGCTTTATATGCACTCAGTTCTTCAGGTATATCTTTTTCCTTCTTCCATCTAAAAGTAACTGGTCTTAGTTCGTTAATAAAATCTAAACCAACTTTTTCGTCTTGTATATCTTCTTTAAGTCTTACATCAGAAGGAGCAGTAATAGAAGTAGCACCAAAGGCTATTGAAGAATCAGTTGTGGTATATCCAAACGTAAAAGTTGAGTCTCCTGCTCCTACTACGTTATAACCAAAAACATGTTGATTTCCAGAATCAGCAGCCGAAGTATGTGCATAACTACCAAAACACATATTTCTACTACCAGTAGTAAGGATCACAGTGTAATTGCCTGTATCTGAACCAATACCAACATTAAAATCACCAGTAGTAACTCCACCAAGAGCATTATTACCAACTCCAGTATTTAATTCACTGTCTGTTACAGCATCTAAAGCACCATAACCAATAGCAGTATTTGAGGCACCTGTAGTACAAGACATTAAAGCATAAGTACCTAGAGCCACATTATTACTAGCCGAACTTATTACTTGTCCAGCAAAAGCACCCACAGCAGTATTATTAGAAACTGTAGAATCATTCAATGCGTTATAACCAACAGCAACACAATTAGCTCCTGTTATATTTGTTGCTAAAGCTAAACTACCGATTGCCGTATTATAAGCTGCTGTCGTGTTTTCATTTAAAGCACTTTTACCAACTGCTGTATTGTTTGCAGCTACATTATTTGCTAAAGCTGATTTACCAATTGCTGTATTATCTGATGTTGTCGCATTAAGTTGTAGAGCGTTGTGTCCCACCGCAACATTATTTGCACCTGTGGTGTTAGTGCTTAAAGCTGAATAACCAACTGCGGTGTTATATGAAGCAGTTGTATTAGCATCCATAGCAGCAGTACCAACTGCGGTGTTTTGTGCCCCTGTGGTATTATCAGTCATCGCACCACGACCAACTGCGACATTGTAATCTGCTGTCGTGTTTGCTGTTAAAGCGCTATAACCAACTGCTGTATTTTTATCCCCAGTAGTATTAGCATCTAAAGAATTTCCACCTGCGGCTAAGTTTTCTGTTCCTGTCGTGTTTGCTCCTAAAGCAGCATTACCAACGGCTGTATTGTTAGAAGCTGTGGTATTAGCGTCTAAAGCACGTGTACCAACGGCTGTGTTATTTGCTCCTGTGGTATTTGCATACATAGAGAACCAACCTACTGATGTATTTGAAGAACCTGTGGTGGTTGATAGTAAAGCAGCATAACCGACTCCAACACTTTGTGTT